CCAGGTTTCTGGAAAACCAGATCCCTCTTGGTGTGCTGTACCTACTACATAACATCTCATTGGCTCTAATGCACTTGATATAACATCATCAGATGGTGTTACCGTTGATGCATCATCAATGCTTGCTGTAGCTGACAGGTATCGAGAATTTCCAGTTGAACCTGCTTTTACCACAGTTCCGCTTAATTCAACCATATCAGGATTATTAGTTGCAATAATAGTTGCATCATTGTAAGAACCATTACCTGAATATTCTACAGGTGCAGAATCAATCCGCATCAGTAGATAATCAGTTACATCTCCACCAGCACTTGCTGCCGTAGGTATCTTTACAACTTGTCCAGCTATAAAGAACTTAGGCAATGTGCCATCAGCACCTATTTTAAACTCTTGACCTGTATTTCCATAGATATTCTGTATATTACCCTGGTTCTTGTAATCTGTGATCATTCTAACTCTAATGGAATCACCAGCTGATTTAGCTGCTCCAAAGTCAGAATCATCATCCCAAGCACCACCAGAATCATAAAGGGCACCTACATAGGCATATCTCTTATGGAAAGAAGGTCTTTTCTCAGAGAATTTAAACTGAGGATCGTCTGTAGCCTTTTTTGCCACCTTACTTACAAACCTAAAGAACGGATCTTGAGGAATTGCCAGCTCAGATACTCGACTACCGAAGTTATACCTTCTACGTATATCTCCAGTAGATAAACTACTTGAGTCACCTGGGCCAAATCCATCAAAATCCGATACAGAAAGATTCGTATTCGGTGTTATGACCGATAAAAAATCAGACATATCGAACTCCTTATTATTTTAAGTTCGAATAAACTTTAAGCCGAAATGGCTTTATATTTTAAATCTATCCGAACAGGTTGTCTAAATCACCATCCAGACCTAAGATCCCATCAAACAAAGTGTCATCTGGATTCTTCTCTTCGGTCTGGCTGTTAGCTCCACTAGCGGATGTCGGTATGTTTCTTACGTTCTTCATCTGGGTAAGCATATCATTCTTTGTAGATTGGACAACATTTGCATTAGCTTGATCTCGATTTAAGAGATAGTCAATGTCTTCAAGTGTAAGAACATGATTCTGAGCTTTCTCTCTGAAAACTTGAAACTGCTCGTCAGTCATACTTCTTTTTTCCTTGAACTCACTTTCCATCGCTTGTCGTGATGCTTCATGTTGCATTTTTGCAGCATTAGCTTTTTCAGACTTATATATCTGCCCTACTCTACGCTGAACGACTTTATCTACCTGAGCATTCAGAACTTTTGCTGAATCAGAATCTGGATCTGTCATTGCTTCATTAGCATCAAACATAAAATCCTCATCTAATCCCAACTGGTCCTGTACACTCTTGGGAGTATTACCTCCATTTACCAGATACTCACGAACATGTTCGACTAGTCCGCTATCGTTTTTCATTGCTTCAAGAACAGGCACAAAAGGTTCAACCTCTTTATACTTGTCTCGCAGCTTAACGGCTTCTCTGCTACTGTCTTGGTAGCGTTTTTTATAGGGATTACCGTCATTATCCCATCCCACATTATCGGAGCCAACAGTTTCTTGCTGGGTTACCTGCTCGGTGCCAACTTGCTGCTGGGTTGCCTCAGTGTTATCATCGGCTATTATACCATTTACATTCTCTTCTAAGGCTTCAAAGAAACCGTCAGAGGAGCTAAAAACTTCACTTTCAACTTCTTCTTCAGTCGGTGTAGCTTCTAGGTTACCTATTGTTTCTTCCATTATTGCCTCCTAAGCTTGATCTGATATTACTTATTTTTATTCTCATTTTGCAAACCTTTTTTTACAAATTGTGTTTCTCTCGATATATCTTTCTTTGCAGAATCCACCTGATTAACCAATACATTTTGCAAAAGTTTCTGTTTTGCTTCTGTTGAACGGTAAGAATCTTTCATGTCACCTTTAACTTCTTCCTTCTTCTTGGTGATCTCCATTTCGGCTTGCATTACCTTACCCTTTATACCAGCTTGTACTAATTGTCTTTCAAGAGTTTCAATAGTACCTTCTTTATCTTTAAGAGCTTCCTGCAACTGTCCTAACTGTCCCTGTAATTGAGCATATAAGCTCTTTCTCTTTGCTATCTGCTCCTTGTTCCTTACATCAGTTTCAGCAAGTACAGCAATATCATCTATAACTCCAAACTGCAGAAGTTCCTTCAGTTCAGCAAGATATGCCCATCTGTTTACTGGAAGTGTAGAACCAGCAACTATCCTTACATCAAACTTAGCAGCCGAATAGTCCATTGATTTCCCAATTGCTTCTCCCATATCATTATAGATGGGAATATTTATCTCCTGCTGACGCTGTTCCTGAATAGCTGATGGTTGTATGATCCTAAATCTTTTATTGGCTGAGTATACAGATTGTGATATCTGCATTACAACCTTTCCCAACTGTCTTAAAGCTGGCTCTATTGAATGTTTCATCCATTGTTTTATTCTTCTTGTACCATATTCATCCAATGCTAGCATACCCCTGAATGTTTCATGCTGTTGCTGTGTGTCTCCCTGCATTGACGAATATATCCCAGCTAAATATTCCATGTCTGCCTTTCCCTCTTGGACAATACCGAAGAATGCATTTGACAACGGAGCTGGCATAATCGGAGTTGGTCTTTCAGATCCTGCTCTTATTGGCAAGAGTGCTCCTGGTGAAGAAGAATACTGTTCCCACAATTCTGGATCAATAGATCCTTCCTCGTATAACCATCTCAATGACGAACCAAGAGATGCATTATGAACCATTATCTGATGAGACTTGTTGATCTCTTTCTGTTTTCCTATAAGAGGAGAGACTGCAGATACTGGATACGGAGTTCCAGTCCACTTATAGTGAAATGGAATTAAAGGATAATCGACTATATTCTCTGGGTATACAATCTCATGCAGTAATTTGTCTCCTGCACATATTGTCTGTCTGATCCTGGTTCCATAAAACTGCACACTATCAACAACAGACTTCTGAAAAGTTTCGTCCTTCAGCAATATATTGTATTCCTTTTCTGAAATAATCTTATTTTCAATCCTTGATGCTTCTGCCTGTAGTTGGCTCATATACTCCTGTTCAGCAGATTGCAACTGTTGACCCATCATCTCTTGAGCTTTCTGCATCTCAAGTTCATATCTCTCAGGAATCATTTTACCTTCCTGAACAGCTTGCTGCATCTGTTTCTGCTGTTCCAAAAGTTCAACTTCCATCTCAGCAGCCATCTCCTTCATTTTTACCTGAACTTGCTGCTGAATAGCTTGTAACTGCTTCTCATCAGGAGGAATCCTGTAAAAAACATTGGCATATGAGATCTTGATCTTTTCATAAAGTTCGAACAGTTCCAATGTAGGCTCCTGCTCACCAGTAGAGTCTATTCCCACATCTTCTACAGTAGAATCATCTCTCAAGAATAGTTTCTGCTCACTGTCTGCAATAGCTCTCTCTGAATAAGAATGATCTCCATCCAATGATGAAGCCTTACCTATCTTTCTCTTGTATTGAGGGAAAAGCTTGATAACATGGCTTTTCGGAAGAACTTTTCTTATCAGTACAAAGGATGCATCCCTGAACATCATATCCCTGGACTTTGGATCTACATAAATATCAAAAGGCTCTGGCTGTTGAATGATAACCTCACCCATTCCATTGTCTCTGTCTGTATCAACAGTAACTAAGATATATCCTATAGACTTACATATTGCATCATTGATTGCATTTGAATAAAGTGCAGTACCGTCTGAAAGATGCCAGATATAGTCAGAAAGATCTGAAAATACTGCTGCTACATCAGAATCACTCCCCTCAATACCGATAGCCTGCCACCTGGGACTGTTGGCAGTAGCATAGAAATTCAGCATCTCCACTACAGGAAGTATTCTATTGATTGTAAATGTAGGCATGCCCTGATCTTGAAGAGAGGTCTTCTCACTATGAGACAACTGTTCATCATGAGCAAACTCATATCCTTTCTGGTTAACATACTGCCACTGACTACGTGTCCAGTTATTAGAAAGATTGTATAACTCTCTTATCTGATCTGCTTTTTTCTTCTTAGCCATTACTTCTTTCTCTTTTTGGAGACATTATACTTTCTTTTAGTATCTCCTGTTTTTAATTTACTTACATCCTTTACGGATAAATCCTTAGTTGTAATTATATCT